ATGCAAGATATTGAATGTATAATTCATGTTCATACAGTTTAATGCTGAACCATTATTGATAAGCATTAGGAATATAGTTTAATGCTGAACCATTATGTGTCACCGTATTAGATACTCGGCTGGGTGGCATATTCGTCAAGGTACCGGATAGGGCAGGGGTGGATTACCTTATTGTAATTGTACTGACTATCATTCAGTTGCAATATGTAGCAAAAACAATAGTTTATAGAGTTACAATCACCATTATTTGTATGACAGGGCAGGGGCCTAATTCGTAAAACCCTTATTTATAGGGCAGGGGCCTCACCGTAACACATAAAAGAGGGGGGCGGCATGGGCCACTGGGGGTGCCGGGGTAGTACGTATATGTACAAATACACAGAAGTGGTTTTTTAAGTCCCGTATAAAGCCTGTGCACTATAATACACAATGTAAACCCATAGAAAGTAAGTCCGATGCGGTCCTATCTAGTTAATCTCTACGATAGTGTTCACTGATTGTTACAATATGTTACAGTTGTATCACAATGTGGTACATAATGTGTGATTATTCATTTTAGGGGTTGTGGGGGTACTTTCTTTAACTATAACTACGTAGTAGTAGTAGAGAGTAGCTACATTTCTTAGTAATAAATAAAAACAAGTAATAAATAAGAAGAGTAGCTACTCTATATAAGAGTTGTTACATAAAGGTCAGTGGAAGAGGAAGAGTAGCTACTCTATAGTAGTAACTCTATGTTACATTAAAGTATAAATAGCCTCTTGTAGTTTGTATTCTTATGAAGTATACTGTTTATAGTAACAGAACTCGTAACAACTAATAATAATAGAGAACGTTACAACGAACTGGTACGTGTTGCACTCTATGTAGCTACTCTCCTCATGCGTAGTTTGCGGCACGTACCATATTTCCCCCCTATTAAAGTAATAAAAGTGTTGACTATCATGTCTAAACGCATACAACTATATGCATCTGATTCCGTATTAGAAGATTTCTACTCTGCATTAGCAAACAATGATGCTAGAGCTTTCTCGCGTGTACATATTCCTCGTAGTGACGTGTTCTACGTTAGAGAGCATCTACGTTCTGTATTCCCAGATAAAGAATTAACCTTAGATTACGTAGAGCGGTGTATGTACCTTGAAGGTATGCTAAAGAAACATGATGTATTAGACCCTGACAGGAAAAGACACTATGAGTGACATTAAGAAGAAACCTGCTAAGAAGAAACGTAACTACACCATGAGTGGTGAAGGTAAATATGACAAGTCACCTAAGCGTATGGCTGATAACCGTGGCCGTAAGAAGGCACGTTATGCTATGGAGAAGGGTGGAGCCGTAACTAAGGGTGATGGTAAGGATGTTGACCATAAGGATGGTAATCCTCGTAATAATGCTAAGTCTAACTTACGTGTACAGTCTGCAAGCACTAACAGAAGCTACCCTCGTAACAAGAAGGCTGGCAAGGCCTAAGCACAATACATAGTTTTAATCTAATTAGCTGGAAAATAGGTAATGGCAATAGAATACAGGGGTGAGACATTTGAAGGCTACAACAAGCCTAAGCGTACCCCTAAACATCCTTCTAAGTCCCATGCAGTACTTGCCAAGGAAGGTGACACCATTAAGCTCATCCGCTTTGGTGAGCAGGGAGCCTCAACAGCAGGCAAACCCAAGGAGGGTGAATCTGACCGCATGAAGGCTAAGCGTAAGAGCTTTAAGGCTAGACACGGTAAGAACATTGCTAAGGGTAAGATGAGCGCAGCATACTGGGCAGATAAGGTTAAGTGGTAACATGTCTTTGTACGAAAACATTCATAAGAAGAAAGCCCGTATTAAAGCGGGTAGCAAGGAAACAATGCGTACTCCTGGAAGTAGGGGTGCTCCTACTGCAGCTAACTTTAAAGCAGCAGCTAAAACAGCAAAGGTTAAAAAGAAATGAAAAGTGGATACCATAAAATGCCAAATGGTAAGATGATGAAAGATGAGGAAATGAAACCTAGTTCTGGATACAGCCATGGTGGAATGACTAAGAAAAAGCCTAAGAAACCTACACGGGGTATGAGGGCAGGTTACGCTCATGGTGGATTAGCTTGTGGTGCAGATATGAAGCCAGCAAACCCTATCAGTACAAAGCGTTCTTAACATGAAGTATTATCAAAAGTACCAGACTGCACTAGAGGCTGCAGGGTATCGTGTAGATGAGCATGGCTATGTATGGGATTCTAGAGGTAATCAATCAGCTGGTGAAGACAACTACGGCAATGTACAGAGTAAAGACCCTAACGTTACAGATATCTGTATTGCAGAAGATGCTAAGCCTAAGAAGAAGCCTAAACCGCCTAGCAAGAAGGGCAAGATTACAAGTGGTGACACATGGGTTAAATGGGTTGATGAGTAGCGGGTAGCGGGTATGCAAACTTGTATATGTAATATACGGATATTATAGGTATAACTATGTGAGTCTAGCAAAGACTTAACACACATGGAGTTACCAAAAATGGAACTAGTATATACAGCCCCTACCAAAGCATTCGTACTTATCAAAATAGCCCTTAAATCACTACATAAGTTTTTCTTAGCTTTAGGTGCTTCTATTGCTAAGTCACAACAACTTAGAGCCGACTATTGGATACTGCAACATATGAGCGACAGAGACTTAAAGGACGTTGGTATTACTCGTGGCGAGATTAAAGCACGATTTGACAGTAAGTAAGAAAATCCTTGCAATTATACTATTGGGGAGTATAACTACTAGTTGTAGTACTTCCTCACTAGTCCTTCCTATGTCCTGCCCTAAAGATAATAAGAAATGTCAGCGGAACTTAGATGCACAAACTCTATCATACATTGGCCAAGATAAAGCAGCCGTACAGCTTATGTGTAGCGACCCTGATCTTCGTAATGTTATTGGCGAGGATTGCAGTAGGGAATGATGTTACAGGTGATTTTAGTAATAACTATCAAGATTCAATAGTAGATAGTAATAACGAAGAGAGTGCTACTACTAACAACTACAATGCCACAGGCGCTGGTAGTGCTGCCCCTGTAATGAGTGCAATAGCACCTACTATTATGGGTGCAGGTGGTAACGACAGTTGCTTAATGCCTCTTACTACAGGTATTCAGGTTACAATGTTTGGTTTTAGTACAGGTGGAGCTATACAGGATGAGGCTTGTAACAGACGTAAGAACGCTAGGCTATTAGGAGCACCACAGCAAGTGGGTGGACTAGGCCTTCAAGTTTCAGCTATTAGTATTCTCTGCCAAGACCCCGTTGTCTTTCGTAGTATGATGTTAGCAAATACACCCTGTCCCATTAATGACATTAAGACAGGTAAGTTGCTCATGGGGAGAGCAGCAATACAGAAGTACAGGGATAATCCATCTGTTTACATAGTTGGTTATATTCTTGACATAAAGTTTTGGAATATCCTTTTAAGGGTGGGAGAGGAAGACACAGATGAAGGTATTATTGAAGACAATGCTCCTAGGCTCAGCCTTAGTGACCGTTTCCGCAGTAGCAAACGCTAACCAAGACCATACTCTAACGGGGCAGCAGAAGATTGATCAGCTTATTGCCTCTATTGGTGATATACAATCTCGTATTATAGATAGTGGTGTTCGTACTGTAGGTGCCGTAGGTTATGCCGCTATTGGTGGTGTTGTTACTGATGGCGCGATGAATGAAGGTCTTATTACAGCAGATGAATTAGGTGCTTACCTAAATGCTAGGGCAATGGTTCTTACTCATGACTACGCTATTGCTACCACAGCAGAGCAGTTATTCATGCAGGAACATGCAGCTAATATGAATGGTCTTAATATAGCAGTAGACAATCTTACTGTAGCAACATCTGTAATAATGTCAGCAGTAGAAGTTGCCAATATTGCAGTTGACGCAGACACTAAGCCTGAGCAAGTAGCACTACAGGGTCTGGTAGCTACTGATGAGTACAGTATTGATGCTGTAGAGGTTAATACTTACAATGAAGCTGTTACAGCAGTAGAACAGTTTGCACAGCAGGCTGGTGCTTTTATGTCTGCAGCTAATAATAATGATCTGACAGCAAGTATTGACTCTTATGCTACTCAAGGTAACTTCTTGGTTGGTAGCTACACAGCTATTACGTACACACAAAGCGTTGATGAGTTTGTAATTACATGGGCTGACTCTGGGTTTAACTCTGGTTGGCAGGGTTACTTAAGCCCTGATATGAAGAACGCAGGTGAGCTATATGCAGCAGGTGAATACATTAATGAATATGGCGGTTATCCGACACAATGATGGACTTTTCATTTAACATTGCAGGGTATAACATTAAGGGTTGGATGGTGGCTGTAGCCCTTCCAATTCTTTCTTCCATTGCAGGGGGTGTTTACTGGTCTTATGATACACTGCAGCGTTTCTATGGTGTAGAAAAAGGTATTCAACTAGTCGCAGTTAAGTCTAAAGCATTTGACGCCAAAGCAGATGAATTAACTACACTTATTACTTCTGTTGAGACTAAAGCCCAGAGAGAGATTGCTACTGTAAATGCTGAACTTAATATAGATTTACAGGAAATAAACAATACTCTTAATTCTAAGATGCTAAGTCTTAATGCACTAGCTGTTACTGAGTTACAGTCCCTTGAAGCAAGTCTTACATCTCTTATACAGAACCTAGAAGCTAGTACAAATACTAATAATAAAGGTTTAGATGCACGTCTTACTTCTCGTATTCAAACTCTTGAGCAAGCCATACTAGATAATGATGTACGTGGTTTAAACGAGAAGCTTGCAAAGCTATCTACAAACATGACTCAGATTCTTGAACAGCAGAAAGTTCTTTTAGACTTGCGTAGTCAGGTAGATAAAGCTACAACTATTACAGATGGACTAGGCAATACACTTGATACTCTAGAAACAGAGGTCAATGACATATGGAAAGCATATGATGAACTAGTCGATAATCCACTATAAGGAATACACTATGGCACGTAGCCTCACAGAAAACCAACAGAAGTTCCTAGAAGTATTGTTTGATGATGCAGGTGGTGATGTTGTATTAGCAAAGCGTCTTGCAGGGTATAGTGAGAAAACGCCTACACGTTTAATTGTTGAAGCCCTTAAAGATGAGATTGCAGATGCCACACGCTCCTACTTCTCTCGCTCTGCACCAAAGGCCGTTATGGCTCTTGTTGGTGCTCTAGCTGACCCTACTGAGTTAGGTATAAAAGAGAAGATGGCTGCAGCTAAGGACTTGCTTGATCGTGCTGGACTTGGTAAAGTAGAAAAAATGGACGTTACTTCTAATGGAGGTGGTATCTTTTATCTGCCACCAAAAGAAGGTAACAACGAGTAACATTGCCTAGATATGATTTTGATAGAGACTTAGGGTTTTGGGAGTTACCAAAGCCTTTTAAGGGCAAACAGAAAGAGTGGCACGTAATAGCACGTGTTACTTTGAGGCAGGTACCTTTTGGTTACAGAATACACCCAGAGGATGACAATCTTTTAGAGCCTATTTCTGAAGAACTAGAAGCATTAGAGCTTGCAAAGCGACATTTAAAGCAGTACTCTTACCGAGAAGTAGCACAATGGCTAAGTAAGACTACAGGACGTTACATCTCACACATGGGATTGCATAAGAGAGTTAAAGTTGAGCAAAGACGTAAGACATCAGCTGCAATTAAACGCAAGCTTGCCAGAAGGCTCCAAGAAACGCTCACGCAAATCGAAAAGCTTGAAGAAGGCCGTGTCGGAAGCTACAGTATCCGCGAAGATTGAAGAGAAGCATTCCGTTCCTGCTACACCCAAGGCAGACGCTTTTGACGTTGAGTTTGCACAAGAGGTTGTTTTTAAGCCAAACCCTGGCCCACAGACAGATTTTCTAGGTGCATCAGAGCGAGAGGTTCTATATGGAGGTTCAGCAGGTGGTGGTAAATCATATGCTATGCTTGCAGACCCTTTACATGGTTTAAATCATCCTAACTTTTCAGGATTACTTGTACGACATACTACAGAAGAACTAAGGGAACTTATC